CCGCCCCAACCGTAACGTCCAGGGCGACGTAGGCTTTGTCAGCCGTCGTGTCCAGCCACAGGGAGCCCACCACATACCCGTCGCCGGAGTCATCATTGACCGTGGGGGCAGTAGTCGCCGCCCAGTTGTGGGAAGCCACATCGTGCCAGGACACGAGGTCGAAGGCGCCCGCGCCACCGGAAGGCTCGAAGAGACCTGTTATTGGGATTGGCATCTACGTCACCACAATGTTCTCGCCGCTGGGATAGATGCCGGGGTTGTCCGAGCGCCAGCAGCGGTAAGTTTCTACGTAGCCGTACTGGTTGGTGTGCTCCACATTCGTTCGGTAGGAGCCCGCGATAGCGAAGCCGGTTGTCCCGTCCTTGATGGTGGCGAGGTCGGCAACCCTGTCCGGGTGGCAATACCAGAGATACTCGCCAGCCTCAATCTTGATGGCGCTCCAGGTGCGCGGCTGGCTGGAGTACAGGCCGGATTCGCCGTCAGCCGTATCGTCAAGCGCGAGGATGTTGGCGTTGCTGATGGGGTCTGTGTCCGTAGACGGCCCCATATAGAATCGGTTGGTTCCTAGGCTGGTAGCTACAACTACATCCTTGTTGTCGCCGATGTTAGCGAGGTCCGACCGCCAGGTGCGGAAGTCCTCGACGAAGCCGTAGTCGTTGGCGTGGGAAAGAGCGGTCTGCTTCTCAGTGAAGCCTGCCACCTCACCTTCAATTGTGAAGTAGATACCCGCCCCCAGCGCAGCGCGGTAAGCGTACCAAATGTACTCACCGGCGCCGGTGTCAATGTCGCTGAAGCTGCCCGTGCGGATTGTGCTGAGACCGGATTCCCCCGCCGCCGTAGCGTCAAGTCCAAGAACCTGCGCCGTTGTGAGAGCGGCAGTCTCCGCGCTTGGCCCCATGTAACGGCGGTTGATGTAGGTCACGGTGCATTGGCGCGTCAGGCCACCACTCCCTGCGACCGTTGCCGTGGCCGTGAAGGTACGTACCTGAGCAACGCTCGTCCCTCGGTAGAACGCCTTGGAGGGCGGTGTCGTGCCGCTGTTCAGCGTCAGGAATGGCGACGGCACAGCGATGGGATAGTCGCCGGCGTTGATCTCGCCGCCCCCAGCGTCGATGTCGATAGAACAGGCCGAGGGCGTGCCCACGTAGGTTAGGTCGAAGTCGGGCACGGCGTCGGCGGTCGCAGCGGCCGCGACTTCTCGCGTGTCGGCGCTGGAGCTGTCGATGGTGAAGCCCGATATGGACGGCGTGAAGGTCTGCGGGTTGAGGATGGCCGTCTCAATCCAGAAGCCGATCGTGCTGTCGTACCTGACCTTCAGTGTTCCCCCCGGCTGAATCGTCAGGGTGTTGGCCGTGAGGCGCAGGAGCGATCCACCGAGGGCGTTCACGTCCTGGAGGATGATGTTATAGGCCCCGACATTGACGATGTAGGCGATCTGGCCGTTCCGGCCCGCCGCGATGGTCGGCTGTGAGGTCAGGGTGATGGCCGAGGCACTGTCGATGGGCGTTATCGGCGTGCCGTCTGTCACAGCGATATCGTCGGCAGCAACGAGGGTTTGGGTTGCGAGCGAAGACAGAAGCAGGGTGCCGCCGCCGCCAGCGTGGCTGTGCAGAACGGTTGCGCCGCCGTCGGTGAGGTCAACCCAATCGGCGTCGGACTCTTGGATGAAACCCGACAGGTCGACCGGCGAGCCCACAACCTGCACCCGCGTGATCGTCTGGTCGCCCTCTCGGGTCGCCCGCTCGATCTTGTCCTGGCGGCGTTTCTGGCTGCGCAGCGCGGGCACCAAGCCGGGGCCGGGCCTGTGCGCGTCTATCAGGCGGCTCATGTCTGCACGCTCAGGCGGCTCATGTCTGCACGCTCACGACGAGGTCAAGCTGCCCCCTGTCCTCGTCGGGGTCCAGGGCCAGCACTCGTATCCGGCGGTTCACGCCCACGGGCAGATCAAGGCGTTCGTAGACCTTGAACACGGCATCCCTGGCCTGGGCAATCCACTCCACGCCCTCGTAGTATTCGACGGTGCCATCGGCGTAGGCGGGTGAAGTGGGGTCGTTCGCCCAGCGGTAGTAGTTCGCATCGCTGAGGGCGCCTGTCCGGCTCAGGACGATGTGATACTGGGTCGCCACTTCCAAGAGCGGCGGAATCGGGAAGGCGAACGTCACCCAGCCGAAGGCGGCCGGAACGGCCGTCACGTCCACGGTATGGCTG